ATGTAATAGATCAAAAAATAGAATTTGATTTTGCTTTTGAGGAGTATTTTAAAGTTATTAGAAATGATCCAGATACTACTTCTAAATATAAAGATATGCAGATTGCCTACATTAACAATCACGTTAGACCAAATATTAATAAACAATATTTATCTGATTATTTATTAGCAGATTTTAAAGAAGTTACTTTGCTTGGCATCAAAAACAGTAAAGCTCTGCTATGGGTTAAAAAAGATGGGTTCGGTAGTTATAAGAAAAAAAATGAAGCAATAGGTAAGATTACAATTAGAGCTGCGGTATTAGAATTTAAAAAATTCGTAAATTTTTGTGCCAGCAGAAAATGGAAAATAGATTACTCGATTGCGAACTTTAAATTCGGGCCAAAATATTTTAAAGATTATCACTCTAAAATTAAGTGGATGCCTACTACTCCAGAACTATTAGCTGTTGTGAATAAGGAACCAGATCTACAGCTCAGAACTTTATATAAATTTGCTGCTGAAAGTGGCGGAAGATTAAATGAATTGCTTGGAGTGTGTTATGAAAGTGTTGATTTTAATGCTGGTGGTATCTTTATAGATCACTCAATTAATGAAGAAAATACTTTTAGACCCTATAAAGTTAAAACTCAAAGAAGATTTGTAGAATTATCTGATGACTTATTAGATTTATTTGATATTTGGATGAAGGCTCAAATGTTTCCAGTTACTCATAGAAATTTAACTTTTAAAAATCCAGATAGTAATCAGATTGAAAGAAGAACTTTTAAAAGAATATTTAATATACCTATTCACGGAGCCAGAAAAAGAGTTAAAATTTCTGCTAAAAGATTAGGTATTCACTGGCCCAATGGGATGTCTCCTTTTAGAAAATGGAGCATATCTAGAATGCAAGAGCTACAAATTCTAACTGATAAACAGATGGATAATAGATTTGGTAATTCCAAAGATATTAGACAATCTAATTACATTAGAGATCTTAATTTGAATGAAGATAAAAGAAAGGCTGCTATCAATCTAATAACGAAAGGATAAGTATGGATGCTTTGGCAGAAAAAGCAAGGATAGCAAAGGTAGTTTTTGTTTTAAGAAAACTATCAAAAAAAACACAAAGTAAGTTGGCGCAAACTATTGAAAAAACGTTTCAACAAGTACAAAAGTATGAAAATGCAAAAAATAGTTTGAGTTCTCCATTGTTGTTTGCAATGGCTAAATCTAATGGTTGGGATTACAACTTATTATTTAATGGTAAACCAGATGAAATGGTTCAGCTACTACCTCTGAGAGATCAAGAGACAGCTAAAAAAAAATTTTTGGATATAGACAACAACATTGCTGAAGAACGTAAATTACAGCGTGTCTATGCTCCACTAATGCCTAAATTAAACAAAGAGTTAGCTGGAGTTAATACTTTAAATTTAACTATAAAAAAAAGAGATCCAAATGAAAAAGATCAAATAGCAGAAGTTTTAAATGAAATGGAGAATGAGCATCCTAATTTAAAATTTAAAGTAACTCAGTTAGACGAAAATTGGCAACCAATTAAAAAATAATTAAAACCTTCGAGGGAGCTAACAACTCCCTCGTAACTTTTTCTCCTCAAAAAAATCACAAAAAAATATCAAAACTCTCTCGTTTACTCCCCCGTTTACTCCCTGATGCTCTAGAATTATTGTGTGCCAATAGGTATCGTCAATATTTGAACCTACCGATCTTTTTTTAAATTACTGTTGATATATAACACTTGCAACCAGAATTAGACAAATCTTATTTACCAAAAGTGTTATAAAATAAGCATTGATTTTATTAGATGTTTCGTTTTCGGAATATCATTTACTCCCTAATTACTCTCTGATACAAGTCTCAAAAAAAACTGTCGGGGATTAGCGCAGTCTGGTAGCGCATCTGCTTTGGGAGCAGAGGGTCGCTGGTTCAAATCCAGCATCCCCGACCACTATTCATAAGTTTTATCTTCAGCAAGTATTTGATCTATTTTATCTGTAATTACCGTCTGAGTTTCATTGCGCAGCTCATCGTCTTTTTTCATACAATCGTAGTGTGCATACGTTTTATCAATAAATGCAACAAAACTATCAGTATTTACCATATCAACTTTGCAATACTTACAGCACCCAATATCCATAACTACATTAGTAGGTTTTTTCCAAAGTTTTTTAGTCATCCTTTTTTGATATGCTTATAATTTTTCCATCCTTAACTACTGCATTAACTTGCATACAAGCGTATTGAGCATTTGAAGATCTCATGGCATATCTTTTCTTTGCCAGGCACTGAGATAAACTAGGCATTAATAAATGTTCTTTTAAAACTGGTGGATTTCCAAGGTACATCAGCAGCGCAAAAACCAGCTCCATTAATGACCCCCGTTTTGTCTTATCTTATCTTTAAGAATTTCTATTGTTGCCTTCATTTCTTGTATATCCCTCATAGCTCTATCAAGCTCTACAGTATTGTTTCTCATTGCGTGCATTTCAGTATCTGTTTTTTCCTGGGATGTACTTAAAATCTCCAGGAGAAGAAATTGCTCTTGATCCACAATTTTTTGATCTGATTTAGTGATTAGATCTGCCTCCATAATATGCCTGGAGTTCTCTAGTGAAGTTAATCTACCCGTGATCTCTGTAAATGCGAATATGCCAGCAGCAACGGCAACGAGCAAAGCAATTAAGTTCCTAACTGGGAGGCTTATCTTGCTGCTGTCTGAAATAGATATATTATCTTTCATTATCCCCTACCTTGTCTATTGTATTTTTTAAAATCTCTAGCCTCCCCTTTGGAAAGAGTTTTCTTGTGCCTTCTTGGCCGTTTCTTTGGCTTCTCCCTTGGTACAAAGTGAGTAAACTTCTGTTTAGCCATTTAACTTTGCTTGTTCTGAATGCTGTTTACCCATTGAATTACCATCCCAATTAGAACTAACATGGGTTGGTTCCACATCATTTAACCAGTGTTGAATTGATATAAATGCACCACCAAATTTAGATGCTTTTCCACCATGTAAGTCGTTTGGTTTTACTCTTATTGTTTGATAAGCATTAACTGGATAACCATTACTTTCTTCTAATGCTTGATCCTCTGTCATTACTGTTTCTCCAGAATGAGTAAACTTCATGCCATATAAAAAGCATTCGTAACTATCTACATCTGGATGAGTATGCTCTGGTATAACTAAATTAGGTTGACATATAAAAAGCTCTACTTGGTATGGTTTGGATCTATATAAAACTATACCACTTACACCTTCTATAAATAACAATGGATTTTTAAATGGTGTGTAAACTTTATTAACTTCTCCAGAATTTAAAAACCAATCTGCAAAATGCGATAAAGCATCTTCTTTAGGATCAATCATTTTTATATTTTTTTTCCCAAATTTCTTTTTGAGTTAGATCTTTTTCATCTTCTTTTTGTTTGGTTCTGGGATTTATTTCGTTAGGTTTTATTGTTTCAACTAAAGCGTATCTGTATACAGTTGATGATAAACCCCATTGAAAATGTAATAAAAATTTTGGTTGGTTATATTTCTCCATTAAACCAGGATCAAAATCAGAAGTTGTCACTATTTTTTCTTTAATTTATTCATGGTAGTCACACCAAAACTGGCTCCAACCATTGTCAAAATTATATACCAAAACATAGGATCTGCTTTTTGCAGAGCATCCCAGGCTCTATCGCACCAGGCTACTGTCCAAGGTGTAAAATGTAATCCAAAAATTATAGAAAAAAATAAAACAAGCCACTCATCTTTCCAAGAATTTTGTTGTTGTTTAACTTGTTCTAGTTGAACCTCAACTTTTTTAACATCTAAATTATTAGCAGCTTCAAGTTCCTTGGCTTTAATAATTTTATCTTTTTCTAGCTTATGGGTTATTGCACCCATAGTTTTTTCAGCTGCAAATTTAAAAATTGGATTTTTTAAAAAACCTAATAAATGGATCATGCGCAGCTCCTAACTAATTCCGCCAGGCTTTCGCATCTAGCGGTTGTCTGCTTATGCCAATTACTGTCGATCATTTCTTCCGACATTTTTTTCCAATCACCAGCTTCTAAACCTTCCCACATTTTTTTGAATTTCATTACTCTTGGTTTTCCAAGTTGAAAACACATTTCCACAATCACACCTTTTATAGTTTCTGGTACTTCTATTTCTTCCAACAGATCTTCAGCAGATGTAAGAGCAATTTGAAAATCATTGTCGAAAACAGCTTCAAGCTCCTCTTTAGGATACGCCACACCTTCAACAAAGTTATCGGTAGGTAGAACCAAATGGCCGTAACCAATTGTAGCGAAACCCAGACTATCGGAATACATAGTATCCCTAAACCCTTCGTGTTCTTTAACTCTTTCTTTAACGTCATCCATGATTTATTTACCTCCTGGATCAAAATTAATAATTTTGACACCTAGTTTTTTTTGTTCCCCAGTTCTAGCGCGATAGATCTTACCTTTATCTTTGCGATAGTTTTGAGTTTTGACATCATAGGCAGTGTATTTTCCAGTGTTTGTGTTAAGAACTAATATGTCTATTGGCCCAGCGCCAACTGGAGTAAAGACTATTAGGTTTGGATCTTTAGCAAATTTAGCAGCAGCTAATAGTTCATTAGATAAACCTTTAGCAGCTGTAGTTCTATTTCGTGAAGTAGTAGAAGATTGAGCCAAGTAAACCACCTATTAATATTATTATTGCAGCAGCTCCTTTGCCTCTATTCATATCGGCTTTTAATTCTTTAACATCTTTTTTCATTTCGTCTATTGCTTTAAACAAAGTTTTCATTCTTTCAGCGCAGACTTTTTCGTGATAACTAATTCTTATTCCATTTGCTTCTTCTATTGATGCTTTAGCAGTATTCTTTTTTCTAGTTTTCACGACACTTTAACCTCAACTTCCTTACACTGAAACCTTATTGCTAGTTTTTCTATTTCTATTTGATCTGGATAAACAGTTTTTAAAACATTATGAGATTGTCTGTATCCGTCTAATATACAATCTTCCCATCCATTATATTGGTGTGGAGCTATAGTTTCTTGTGAACATATATACTCTCCAGTTGCGAATGAGCATAGGTGTAGTATCAAAACGAATTTAATCATTAAGTTGTTTCCTTTTATTTATGGATTATAAAACTATTGTGTCAGCTTCTTCTTCAGTAAGCGGTTCACCAGCGATTAGTTTAGCTTTAGCACTAGCTTTTAAATTTTCTCTAGCAGTTCTTTCTTCTTCAGCAGTAGGTAACTCTGCCATCTTAGCTTCTATGTCAGCTTTAGGAATAGGTGTTGTTCCATTAAACCATTTAATACTGTCTAAATCAGTATTGATAAATTTAAATTCTGCATTTTCGTTTATTGCTTTAATTGCATTAACTATATTTTTAATTTCACTCATTATCCTAATATCTCCTGTAATATACAAACTGGTTTTGAAGAAGATACTCCAGGTACAGTTGTTGTGCAACTAGAAGTGGTTGTTGCAATCATAAATTTTACTTTACATTCACTTGTTGTGCTTGGCGACCATAAAAAATTAAAAGAAACTACATTTGAGGTAGAAGTACCATTACTATAATCATAACTTCCATATCTTTGATTTGGAATTAAACTTGCATAACTACCTGAACCTATTTTACCATCCATTTTAATATTAGCTCTTTGATCGTTTTGGCTATTGGATTGATATACATTAGTTGGTATTGATGCAGAAATTAATATTTTGTTTGAAGTTGCTGATGGAGTTATTGCTGTTTCCCAAGTTGTACTACTTGCACTTTCTAAATCAACAGCAGTTGTAGACGCAACAGTTGTGGTATGTCCAGTAAAACTACCTTCAACAACTTGCAAAACCTTACCTTGCGCAAAGCTAGTTGCACCTGTACCACCATTAGCCGCTGGCAGTGTTCCTGTAACATTGCTTGCTAAGTTTACTGATTGATTTAGTCCTAGTCTAGTTAATGCCATAATTTATCCTATGTTTTTGATATTAAATATCCTAATAAATAAGTTCTTTGTATAGTTCCATCTCCTTCTAAAATATAACTTGTTCCAGAATCTCCATATCCTTGAACATCAATATAATCTGAACTACCGTTCATTGTTAAAATTGCAGATGCTTGAGTAATACTACCATATCCATGACCACTTCCTCTTGCTGAAGTTTCTGCAACATTTGATCCATTTTTTCTTAATCTTGCATATTCATTTACTGGTGCTGTACCACCATAAGTGCTTTGAAGTACAAATTGAAAAAAATATTTTCCTGCAACATTTGGTGTGTATCTATAATTGCTTGTGTCATATCCAGAAGCAGTATCTAATTCAACTGAATTAAATTGAATAGTAGTAAATGTTGAAAGTGATATAGTTTGATTTGAACTTCTTGTTACATAAAAATAAGGTAGATTACTTTCTCCAAACCCAGTAGCAGTTCCAGAGTTAGCTATAGTTGCACCAGATGGAATACTGATCGTATCACCAGATGCACCG